CGAAGTGTAATGGCAACATCTGTAGCGAGATCAGAAATAATGTAAGGGGCTTCGCGCCGAAGCCAATCCAATATAAACATCTGGATCTCACGGTAATAATGCCGGGAAAGAAGTTTGAAATAGTTCCACAAGATAAACAAGAAACCCAGTGCACCAATAATGGGAACAAAGGAGGAATGCTTGTCTATCTGTTTGTTAGAACGTTGTAGAGCGTTTTTGCAAATTTCAAGAACAACAGGTGGCTGTTCAGGGATGGCCTTCTTCTTCTCCCAATGTTCGACCAGGAAGTCCTGCTCTTTGGGAGAAAGAGTCGCCCATCCAACCATTCTAGTCGGCAGCCACATGCGAAGAGGCAAATGGGTTTTTGACTTGGCGTAGACGGTGGTCTCCTTTTCAGCTTTCTTCTTAGCGAATGCTGCCAAAATGGGGGACGAGTCTTTAGAATGCAGAGATTCCACGCAGTTATTGCACATGGGACACTCGGATGCTACCATCGAATGTTCACACATGTCAGCACGAAATAAATCTTCTGCGTTACCGACAAAACGGTCTTGGCTAATGAAGTGAGTTTTTGAATACTCGGTGATAAAATGTACGGCCGTTGCCAAAGAAACGCCACGATATGTGAATCCATCCTTTTCGAAAGGGACGTATTCATAACCGTCGGCTTCATCCTCTCGGCGACGGGTGATTCTGACGTAGCAAACGTCAATCAACCACGCGTCTACCATAGTGGACAACATTTTCTTTGAATCAAGACCCTGTGTACAGGGATCAACGAACTCAGGTCGCAGTCTAACATTCAAAACGACTTCAAACCGTCTCAACACAGAAGCTGGCTCCGCTGAATATTCTGCAGCGTGCAAGTCCGCAACGTTAGTTGTGACAGTTACGACCTTTGGGATAAGCATTACGTTACCTTTGCTTTCCAGGTCAGCCTTCAAAGCGGCCTTGGGAATGTTATTCATGAGGTCAATAAGCATCTGTGTAGGACAGCCGTCAACCTTATCTGACAATGTATTACCAAAGTCGTCAATAGTGACAGCCGTATGATGCGTCTTGTACTCCGACTGATATTTATCAGCAGCATTCATAACAACATGGTTCTTGCTTTCGGAAGCGAAATTGTTGGCATGAAGTGTTGATTTAACCACAACAGAGTTAATGTGTGATTTGCCAACACTAGATTTACCAATGATCAAAACGCTAAAAGGCTTAACCCGTAAGGTGGAGTCCTTTTGACAAATAATGATCTGTGCTTGTACTTTCGAAAGGCGAACCATGCAATTCTGCAAGGAAGCCTTGACATAGGCAGATTTTTCAAGGGAATGCATCTCGGTGTATTTCCTCATCAGTGCGTCAACTTTCATCTCAAATTCAGCAGCATCCTTTAGATGCAAATCGTTCGGAATCTGAGACAGGAGGCCAGCTTCTAGAAGGGGCATGCAGTTAACATATGTGGTGTATTCTTTGGTCATGTTCTGAATTTCAAGATTATTGTATTTCAGAGCTGACAAATCACCAGATACGAAAGCCATGTATCCCCTCTCAATGAAGAAGACGAGCGTCGATGACACCATTTCAAAGAAATCAAGGGCATTCTTTTGGATATCCCAAGCCTCAACCTTAAAAAGGTGATATCCTTTAAATTTGTAAACTTCATCCTCAGGCATGTCCAAAAAGTTCATTGCAATCAACCCAGAAACAAAGTTTCCGAGGCGCAATGTAAATTCTGAATTACGTACTTGCCCAAAGTTTTTAATAGCATCTGTTAGGTTACAGAGCCACTTTGGCTTAGAAGTTTCCGAAACAAAGGAAGAATCCTTGACAGATTCGACAGTAGGTTTAGGAATTTCCGCAGAATTGGAAGATGTGGAAGCATCTTCCGGTAATCCTTGATAAGAAATGGTGGGAGGCACAGAATGGGGAGAACCCATATAATATTTCCCTGTGACCGACCTAACTATTGGTTGCGATCCAACAGAGGCCGAACTTTCTGGGACCAAGTCCGAGAAAGATTTTTGTAAAGAATCCCACAACACTGGCATTTTCTGAATTACAGACTTTCCATATAAAGTTTTAAAATACAGGAAAGCTGTACAGCTAGCGGATTCAGTTGTGGGCCGAAGAGAAAGTGCGTACAAGAACACGATTAAGTTCTCGACCTTTGTGTAGAAAAGGTCGTCATTTTCGTTCTTGCGAGAAAATTCTTGTTTAGCAGCTCGAAGAGCTGAAGTTATAGAATGTTTCTCTATACGATTCTTTCGGCGTTTCTTGTGTTTCTTTCTTCGTGCTCCAGGCTTTTCCGGCAAGGAGCTATTGTACGAGAAATTCTCGTACGCTTCTGGATCAAGAATTCTGAGCTTCTCTAACAGTCCCATAAGGGAAAGATCAGCATTGCTGTCAGAAAATTCATCCAATGACTCGAAAGTCAAAGAAGAGAGATCGTCGAAACGGGAATCCCATGTCCAGTTGATGTCTGTTTCAGCCATCTGATTAACACTCTCGTGGGAGTTTTCAGACTGAAACAATCGTTTTTTAACTGCGTCAAAAAAGGAAAGAAACTTATTTCTATCCATGGCGACACTCATGTTTGCTAGGAGAGCCCGGTAGGCCCTTAAAATGGTGGCACAAGTCATAAATTGTGCCGAAGATACTCAGTATGTATTAACCTCTTGAAGCTTTACACAACAAATTTTCCAAATGACTCGTTAAAGTCAAATGTCTGGTTCATGCACTAGGATTTCCACTGTAGAGACAAACACTCCGGTCCGCAGTTAAGTAAAACTGGGATATCAGCCCAGTCCGGTTGGGAGGCGAGCCCTTCCGGTTTTGTTAAAGCATGGGAAGTCTTTCCATATTCCACACACTACCCTCGCTATAGCTTGCTGCTTCCAAACAACAACTGACCCCACTCAGGCGGGTCGTACACTTTTATACAGAAGAGAAATAGAGACAAAGTCTCAAATCGCTTCCTTTATTCTGTGCTATAAACTAGGTCCAAAATCCATACGTTATGGGGTTGTAAATACACTCAAAGGTGATTGTTTTTTATAACCATAACGGATAGTAAATTGCTTACGCACTTGGTGCGCAACACGTAATATATACAATACAAAAAGGTTGGTGGGCGCATAAAGCGCCCGCCTGCCAGAATCATAATACCACCGGAAGGGTATTCATCTGACAAATTTAATTTCCGGAATTTTTTCGACTCTGATAAGAGTCTAAAGGGGTGGTCTATGTCCCTAA